GTGCCGGAGTCGCTCGCCGAGAAGGCGGAGCGCATCGCCGAGGCGGAGGCGCAACTCGCCGGCTACACGTCGGTCATGCAGCTTCGCCGGGATCGGATCGAGGAGCAGACCTGGCAGGTAATCGAGCACCTGACCCGCGAGACCGAAATCCGGCGCGACCGCTATCAGTCGATCAAGATGTTCGTCGAGCGGCTCGGGCTGCACGAAACGCTGGACGCGGCGGATATCACGCTGCGCTCCGGCCCTCGGTACAACCGGCAGCAGTTCCTCTATTTCTGCCGTGTCTGCTGGAACAAGATCAAAGCGAATGAGGCGTCCTGATGGCCCGCATTCGCTCCGTCCATCCCGCGCTGTTCACCGACGAGGCCTGGGTCTCATGCAGCCCGCTCGCGCGCATCCTCTACATCGGTCTCTGGACCGACGCCGACGACCAGGGCCTGTTCGAGTGGAAGCCGCTGCAGATCAAGATGCGGCTGCTCCCCGGCGACGCGGCCGACGCGCCGCAGCTCCTCGCCGAGTTGGAAGGCGTCGGCCTGATCGTCGCTTACGAGGCTGACGGGAAGAAGCTCGGCGCCATCCGCAACTTCCGGAAGTTCCAGCGCCCCCAAAAGCCCAACGCTATCCACCCACTCCCGGAACGCATCTCGGCGTACGTCGGGCTTTCCGCGAACTCTCCGCAAGCGGTCGACGACAATTCCGCGACCGCTACGGGAAACGTCGATCAGATGGAGGAGGGAAGGGACGAGGGGTTAGTTGAAGAACCTGTCGGTTCTTCTGCCGCCTCCCCTGACCGCGCGGACGCGGCCGAATGGAAACTCCGGCTGGAGGAAGCGAAGCTAGTCGGTGGCGAGGGGTTGAATCTCACGATCCCGGCGATGCACTCGCACCGCGACCTGAAGGCCCTCGTCGAGCCGACGTCCGGCGAGCCCTGCACCTGGCTTGAGGTGGTCGACGCCATCCGGATCGAGGCTGCGAAGGCGAAAACCCGGGGACGGCCGATCCGGTCGTGGACCTGGGTCCACGAAACCGCGCTGGCCATGCGCGACCGCCGCTTAGCCGGCCTGCCTGCCCCTACCGCCCCTGTGGAGCTGTCCCGTGTCCGACCATCCGCACCTTCCGGCGCAGAGCGACGCAAAGCAGATTTCGTCGAGCGACTTTCAGATATCGGAGCCGCTATGGACGCTGCTGTCCGGCAAGCTGCCGGCGGATCTGGCCGTTAGCCGCATCCGGGAGAGTTCGCGACTTCACACCGAAGTCGTCGCTGCGGCGAAACACCTTCGAGCGATGATGGAGCCATGCGGCGACGAAGCAGTGAAGCGGGCGATGCAGCCGTTGGTTTTGGTGTTCGGCGTCAGCGATTCCGCTAGAACTTCCGCGTTCTGGAAGGTATATTTGCAAGCGCTTCGTGATTTGCCAGTCGCCGCGCTGGAGCAGGCCGTGCAAGACTACGCGTCCTCACCCGAAAGCCTGTTCTTCCCGAAGCCGGGGCAGTTGAAGGCGCTCGCCCTGAAGCGCGCCGAGCCGATCTACCAGGCGGCGTCGCGGGCCAAGTCGGCGGCGGACGGCCCGGCGATCAAGGCCAAGGTTCCGGTGAGCGACGCCTACACCGAGGCGCTGCGGCGAGCCCAGGAACTGGAACGGGAAGTGCCGATGAAGGTCCGGATGAGCCTACCGTTCAGCCAGTGGCCGGCGGAGTACCGAGCAAAACTGGAAGAGGCCAACCGGCTGAGGGAGAGGGCGAGGTGAGTTCCGGTATCGCACACATGAGCCTTGAGCAGAGGTTCGCATACTTCACCGAATGCCAACTGGCTACGGTTGAAGACCTTGAGTACCGCGCTCGATTTCCGAAAGGCGAACTGCAGAGGCACCGCGAGATCGCGGAGAAGATGGTCGCGACGTGCCGGGAGTTCGACGTGAAGATCCCCCAGGCCTTCGGCGGCCCGCGCTGCCCGCGCCTATCCAAGCTGCTTACGTTGGAGCCCAACAAGTGACCCGCAGGTCTGAAGATTTGAGTTCCCGCGCCGTCCCTCAGTTGTCGGAGGACGAGCAGATGAGCGAGGCGTCCCTTGCTCAACTGGCGGCTGACGAAGCCACGCTGTCGCCGGCGCCGTGGAAGCTGTGGACCTCCTGCAGCTACCGGAGGATCGGCGGCGCATCCGGCCACGATGGCGACGTGCTGCACGCCTACAACCAGCGCCCGGACGGCCAGCCCGACCTCTCCATGTCCGAGGTGCAGCTGTTCGCGCTCGTGCGCCTGCGGAACGCGTTGCCGGAGCTTCTCGCCAAGGCCGCTGACTGGCAGGCGATGAAGGACGAGCGCGACGCGGCTTCGGCCAATTACGCAAACCTGCTGGCCGACACGAACGGGGAGATCGCCGAGCTTCGCGCTCTGCTGCGGGAAACGGCGGGCGCCATCGGCAAGCCCACGCATGGCTGGGGCACCCTTCGCAACACGGACAGCGTGGACCTACGGGGCCAACCCATCAACGTCGGACTGCTCAAGCGCATCCACCGCGCCGCAGCGGGATTGCGGACATCCGAGGGCTCTCCGACAGCCGAGGGACGGCGCGCGAACCCTGATTCCACAACGCTTACCGAGGCCCCCCAATGACCGACCAAGCCCCCAAACCGGTCGTCGAGCTGATCGGCGGCGTTCCCTTCGTCTCGTTCGAAGGTGTGGAGCTTCCCTGGTACCTGGATCCGTTGATCGAGGAGGCGAGGGAGATCGGCGCCAAGCTCGATAGCCCGTTCCGCTACCCGGCGGAGGTCTGCGCATGAGTGCGCGTGGGAAGGGCGACGACCGGCTGTGAGCACCTTCACCTACTTCCCCAGCGCCAACGAGCAGGTTGCGGGCCATTGGGTTCGCTTCCGCGTGGCGCGCTGCAAGAACGGACACGAGGAGCGCGTGCGCGACACGTCGGCGAACGGCCTGCCGCCGCAAGCTCTTGCGAAGATGTTTCGCGCGAAGGGATGGGAGATCAGCTCGAACTTCGGCGGCAAGGTCTGCCCGAAATGCAAAGCGGATCGACCAACCAAGCAACAATGGAAAGCTATACACGCAAAACGAACCGAGGTAAGCTCTCACGACAATACGGTGATCCGGATGCCGACTGCCAAAGTAGCTGATGACCCTCGCCAGCCGACGCGGGATGACAAGCGCGTTATTCGCGACGCGCTGGACGAACATTACGACGAGAAGGCCGAGCGCTACACCAAAAACTGGAGCGACAAGGCCCTCGCCGCGAAACTCAACAAGCCAGAGCGCTGGGTCGCCGATGTCCGCGAGGAGTTCTACGGCCCGGACGTGAACGAGGCTGCGGCCTTCTACGCCACCGAGGTCGCGGCCCTTCGCAAGCGGGTGGATGAGGTTGAGGCATCGGCGATGGACCATCTCGCCAAGCAGATGGAGGAGATCAAAGCCGCGCTGAAGAAGCTCGAAGTCAACGCCAGCTACGCCGCCTGACCCTGTAACCAGAGCCAACGAAAGCATCATCGAGAATGGCTAAGCGCACCGCCCGCAAGACCAAGCCGACCGACCCCGCTGAGATCGCCCGCAAGGCGTGGCAGGAGCGGCAGAAGGCGAAGCTGCCGGAGAACTGGGGTGTCGAGAAGGCCCTGTTGCTGCTGCCGGCCCAGAAGGACGTGAAGTCCGACGAAGACGCCAAGGGGAGGGTGGTTCGCGCGCTGCGCTGCGACGTGTTCGAGCTGCTCTACAGGCGCGGCACGACCAAGGAACACCTGAACCAATCCCATTACGACGCCGTGCGCCAGTTCGAGTCCGATCTGGCCGCTCGCTACCGTCTGGAGGGCCGCATCCCGCTCGACGGCGTTGTGGTGTCCTGCAGCGCCACGCCGAGCGCGGTGACCGACCGCAGCGTCGACGCCGGCAAGCGGGTGGACCGCGTGCTGGTGATCCTCGGCAAGGACAGGGCGAAGCTCCTGCTGGCTCTGTGCGGCCCCACCACGCTCAAGGGTGAGCTGCCAAACTGGCGCCGCGCCGTGGAGGCGATGGCAGGCGTACACCATCCGCTGGCGCAGGCCGCGCACGTCCGCAAGCTCTGCGCGGCTGTGGCGGACGCTTACTCGGCGATGGGTTACGGTTTCGGCGCGGCGCCGGCTGCGTCGTCGGATATCGGCATCGACCGCTCGGACGAATATGCGCGCGCGGCGGCTTGACCACAAAATCTAGATAGGGCAAAAAGTAGAGGATGGCGTTTTGCGTCGGTTAAGCGCCAACCTCCCCACATTCCAGTTCCCATCGGGGACATGAACCAGCGGGACGCCGCTGGCTTTAGGGCCGACGGCTTGAGTGTCGCCCGATCCGGGCGGTCGGCGTTTCCACCGCGCTGGGGGCGCGCCGACCGTTCCGTGACATTCCCGCCCTTCAGGGCGAACGCCAATTCATGCGGCAAGCGCGCTAAGAGCGCGAGGCGGCCCACGCCTAGGCCTGTAAGCGGAATTGCTCGATACCGGCGAGCCCGCGCCTGCATAACGGCAGCCAGTCCGCATGAACCCCCTCCCCACCGCCTCCGGCCAAGCTCCACAATAAGCCTGTAGAGCCTGTACTCCTGCGAGCTGATGCGCCGTGAGGCGGTCGGGAAACCTTACGGGGCCTTCCAGTGGCCTTTGAGACGACCCATAGGGGCGGGCTTGTCCTTCGGCTCTGAAGGTTTCTGCGTTGATTTCGTTGCTTTCTTAGTCCCCGCGCCGTCCCCCTGTGCATTGGATAGCGCATCTTCGCCGATCACGAGGCGCTGGCTGACGGCCTGTTTGCCTTTCTCCGCCAGCTCTCGTTCCCGTGCGACCGAGATAATGGCGGCGTTGACGGCCTTGGCCTTCGACCCGTGGACCTTGGCGAGTTGCTCAAGGGCTTGCTGGGCCTCTGGAGACAGCATGAAGGAGGCGACCTTGTGGCCCGCCCCTTTCAGCCGCTCTAGGTGGTCTCTGCGGGCCTTGCGTTGGGATTCTGGAGTGCCCACGGATCACCCGTAAACCGGGCCGTAGATGGACGCGTACTTGGTCTCGAAGGCCTTGTACTCCCGGGGCAGAAGCTGGACGCGGTCGCTCATGTCGAGTCCGCGCCAGGTCTTGCGGCGCTGCTTCGAAACGCACCACCGGCCGCCGACCTGCTCGGTTAGCCAATCGCCGAAGAACGGGCGCTCGGCCGGGAATTGGCGAGGAAACTGGATCACTTTGGCGGTCATGTCGTCCTCCGTCGATGACCAATCGTATCGCATTGGCGAGACGTGTCCGCAAGTCGATATCGCCAAGTCGACATCACGCTTTGTTACACGCCAATCGCATTGACAGGGGAAACGACGATGCAATACGGCCAGTTAGGCTACACCGACCGCGCCTCTTGCGACGTGCGAGAGGAAGCGCTCTGCCAAGTCACGTTCACGGCTGACGTGGCGCAGCGGCTCGAAGAGATTTACGGCGAACTCTCGCACTCGGCCGAGCTTCTGCGCGGCCTCGACATGCGCCTCTTCGGCTCCAGGCCGGAGGCGGCGATCGGCACGAAGGGACCAAGCGAGAAGCCTTCGTCGGCGACCGAAGACATCAATCAGCGGCTTGCCAGCCTTCGCGACATCGCGGCGAGCCTCCGCGTGCGGGCGCTGGACCTGTCAAACCGCATCTGACGATGGACAAATTCGCCCTCGGTTTCGTCGCGGGTGCGCTCCTCTTCGCCGTCTTCTGGATGCTCTCGGCGGCGACCTACCGAAAGACGCTCCTCGACATCGCCAAGAACAACGGCCGAGAGAAGCTCCCGGACGGCGAGTTCTACGCCATCGTCCATGAGAGCGAGTTTAACGAGATGAAGCGCCAGTCGCTACGCTCGCCTCGCTAAATCTCCGACCCAACCCATCCAGCACAAAGAGGGACGGCGCGACGCATCAAATCGCCCGACCCAACATCAACCACCAACAGCCCATCTCCTCCGACAACCGCAAGGATCGGAGAGAGGGCGGGAAGTAGCCAATGGGAGCGCCGTCGCTACCGTTCGACCAGGCCGTCGCCGACGAAATCTGTGAGCGCCTGGCCAAAGGGGAGAGCCTGCGGAAGATCTGCGGCTCTGATCGGGACGATTTCATCCCGGGGCGGACGACGGTCCTGAAGTGGTTGTGCGAGAACGAAGCCTTCGCGAGCCAATACGCGCGTGCGCGCGAGGCTCAGGCGGACTTCTACGTCGAGGAGATCGTCGCCATCGCGGACGGCGAGGGCTTGTCCATCGCGATCGGCGATGAAGCGCCCGCGACCTATCCGACCGACCATAACCGCGACCGGCTGCGTATCGATGCGCGGAAGTGGGTCGCCTCGAAGCTCGCCCCGAAGAAGTACGGCGACAAGGTCACGAACGAACTCACGGGCCCGAACGGCTCGGAGCTGAAGCCGACCGTCATCCAGCTTGTTGCGCCCAGCCTGAATGACCATTCAGAGGCTTGAGCTTCCGCCGAAGCTGATCCCGGTCTTCACTGGCCCGGCTCGATATCGCGGCGCGTATGGGGGCCGGGGCTCGGCCAAGACGCGCTCCTTCGCCAAGATGACGGCGGTTCGCGGGCTGATGTGGGCGGAAGCCAACGAGCCCGGCGTGATCGTCGGCGCCCGGGAGTTCATGAACTCGCTGGCTGACAGCTCGATGGCCGAGATCAAGGCGGCGATCGAAAGCGAACCCTGGCTCAGGGACGCCTACGACATCGGCGAGACCTACATCCGCACCAAATGCCGGCGGGTGGAGTACCGGTTTGTCGGCCTGCGCCACAACCTCGACAGCATCAAGTCGAAGGCGCGCATCAAGCTGCTGTGGGCGGACGAGGCCGAGCCGGTCTCCGAGACGGCCTGGCAGAAGGCGATTCCTTCGGTTCGAGAGCACGACTCCGAAATCTGGGTCACCTGGAACCCGGAGCGCAAGACCAGCGCCACGCACAAGCGGTTCCGCGAGAACGCGCCGGAAGGCGCGAAGATCGTCGAGATGAACTGGCGGGACAACCCGTGGTTTCCGAAGGTCTTGAACGACGAGCGCCTGGAGGATCTGTCCAAGCGCCCCGAAAGCTACGACCACGTCTGGGAAGGCGGATACCGCACCGTCACCGAGGGCGCCTATTACGCTCGTTGCCTCGCCGACATGAAGGCGGAGGGTCGGCTGGGAAAGGTCGCGGCCGATCCGCTGATGGCGACGCGGGCCTTCTGGGACATCGGCGGCACCGGGGCCAAGGCGGACGCCTGCGCGATCTGGGTGGCGCAGTTCGTGGGCCGGGAAATCCGGGTGCTGGACTACTACGAGGCGCAGGGGCAGCCCTTGAGCGCCCACGTTCAGTGGCTCCGGTCGCGCGGCTACGCCAACGCCCTGTGCGTGCTGCCTCATGACGGGGCGTCGAACGACAAGGTCTATGACGTCTCCTACGAAAGCGAGCTGGCGCGGGCCGGCTTCGAGGTGACGGTCGTTCCCAATCAGGGGAAGGGCGCTGCGGCTGCGCGCATCGAGGCGGGGCGGCGGCTGTTCCCGTCGATCTGGGTCAACGAGGCGACGACGCAGGCGGGCATCGAGGCGCTCGGCGCGTACCACGAACGGCGCGACGAGACGCGCGGCGTGGGGCTAGGACCGTCGCACGATTGGTCCTCCCACGGTAGCGATGCCTTCGGCCTGATGTGCGTGGCCTACGAGGAGCCCAGGGCGAACCGCAAGGTCGAAAGCATCCGGCCGAGAAACTTCGGGGTGGTGTGATGGGCGACCCTTGGCTTCGGCAACATGGCGTCGACGACTCGCCGTTGCGCGAGCCCCTCAAGCCGAACTGCGGATCTACTGAGCTGTACGAGCGCACGGCGCACCTGAAGGACTCGTCCTTGCGCTGGGTGGCGGCTCGCAAGCTCCACGCGATCACCCAGGCTCAACACGACTGGACGGCCTACCACGAGCGCTAGCTCGCAACGATTTGCCACGGTCCCGGAACTCCGACGCCGCCCAACGAGCGACGGCGTGAAGCCCAGCCTGCGGGACGTTCAAAACCGGTCGGGACCGCCCGTGAGGGTCATGTGGCCGGCAAAGGCTGGGAAGCTCGCACACTTCAGCACAAGGAACGCGCAGATGGCTGTGACCCACGCCAACTCCAAGCACTACGACAAGATGTCAAAGGCCGTCGACAACGACAGCCATCTCGGCGCGTCGGCGATGGCCCCCAAGACTCCGGTCTACGGCCGCAACGGCGGCAAGGCCGACCGCAACATGGCTCCGAGCCCCAAGGGCGGCAAAAGTGGCTGCTAAGGGCAAGGGCTTCATCGCCGGGGCGATCAAGAAGCCGGGCGCCCTGAAAAAGGAACTCGGCGTCCCGAAGGGCAAGGACATCCCGGCCAAAACCCTCGCCAAGGCGGCGAAGGCGCCTGGCAAGGAAGGCCAGCGCGCCCGGCTGGCCGAAACCCTCAAAGGCTTCAAGAAAGGACGCTGACGATGGCTTCCGTCGAGCAGAAGAACCAAGCCCGTCGCGGCGGCCAGACCGCGGCCCGCCAGACGATCCCGATCACCATGGCCGCCGGCGCCACGACCGACGTCACCTTCACTATCCCGGCCGGCTCGAACTTCGTCCGCTTCCAGTGGGCGACCGGCGCCGCCTTCTCGGGCTCGCCGACCAACATCAACCTGACGGTCGGCAAGACCTCGGGCGGCGCCGATTACGTGGCGGCGATCGACGTCAAAGGCCAGACCGCGCCGACCGCTGCGGCCCTGGTGAACGCGGGCGCCGCGGACCTGATTTCGGCGCCGGCGCAGACCTGGCACGCGACCCTGACGGCTGTGGGCGGCACCAACCCCGCCGGGACTTGCACGCTGCTGGTCGAGTACGCGGCTCCGCTGGCCTGACGAGCGATAGC